CGCATGAATAGAGAGATGTTTGACATGCAGATGAATTATAATGAACGTATGGCTAATACTGCTCATCAACGAGAGGTTGAGGACTTAAGAAAGGCTGGTCTTAATCCTATTCTTTCTGCTGGAGGTCCTGGTGCTGCTGTTCCAGGTGTAACTCCTCCAAATTTGACTAGTCCTCTTACACCTCTTGGTCGTTCTATTGAACAAAGTGCTTCTTCTGCTATGCAATTAATGCGTACGAAGCAATTAAATGCTGAGTCTCGTGCTAATACTAATCGTGCTAATGCTGAGGCTAAAATATCTGGTGTTAAGGCTGAAATTGCTGAAAAGATATTAGGTCTTATTCGTAAGGGCCAAGGTGGTTGGAATATGATTGGTCAGATGTTTAATTTAGGTTTTGATCGTGCATCTGATATCTTGACTACTCCTCACCAGGGTTTAATTACTGGTCCAGGTAGAACGCCTGTGCCTATTTATAATGAAAAAACAGGAAGGTACATGAAATGACTATTAAATCGCCGCCGCATCAACCTTGGGATATTAAGTGCGAGGATCCCTCTCTTACTAAGCAGGAGTTCGCGGATTCTTCTGATATTAATACCATTATTGCTAGGTGTGTTAAGTCTGGTTTGCCACCTCCTACTGTTCCTACTGATTACTTAGTCGGTGTTGATTTGACACAAATTGATAGTTACCAGGATGCTCTTGTTAAAATTGCTTCTATGGAAGAGAATTTCTTAAAGTTAGATCCTAAAATTCGTTCTTTCTTTGAGAATGACTCTGGTAAGCTTATTTCTTTTGTTAATGATGATTCTAACTACGATAAAGCTGTTGAGCTAGGGCTAATAGATTCCAATGTGAATCCTAAGCCGGAAGCTCCTTCACCGGCAACGGCAACACCAACAACAACAACACAATGAGGGTATCTAGCTACCCTCTCTCCGGCCCCCCTGGTCTCCACCAGGGGGGCTTTCGGGGGTTCCAAAACGACGCCGTAGGCCACGCGACTCAGGCGCCCCGTCCTTCCCGTGCGTGCGCGTTACGCGCGTGCGCGATGAGGTGGGTAACTTCTGTCGCGTTACTATTGTCGTTTCTGGGACTCCCAAGCGCAAGCTGCTTAAGCTTGCATGCGCTTGGGGTAGACGTGATTCCGTGCAGGAATCACGACAAGCACACGTTATCTCTTGATGTAAGTGTGCTGAGTGACAGGTTTTACTTGACTTTAGGCTAGTTACCTGTTACGATATTGTTGTGTTTGGAGGTGGTATGCTGTACCTAATATCTTGTACATGGAGAGTGTTATGAAAGAGTTTGTTAAGCTAGAAGATAGTGTTCCTGTTTATCGTTTAGATATGCCTGAAGGTGGTTTGCCTTGGCAGGCTTATCTTGATCTTCATTTTGATAATGCTTATGAAGTTTTTTGGTTTATTGCTTATGCTGAGTTTATGGGTACACCATTAAATGTTTTGATTAATCTTAATGAGGAATCTTTTAAAAAAGTTAAAAATTCTTTTGATCAAAATTATGAATATTTTATGGCGAGGAAATCATGAACGAAATATTTAATTATGTCGTAGGTGCTACTTTTCTTGGAAAACTTGGTGGTTTTCTTTATTTAATTGATAAGATTTATCACTTGATTATTGAAAAAAAGGAGGTGAAAAAAAATGAAACGTTATAGAATGAAGGGAGGTCGCCGTCATTTTAATAGGCGAGCTGGTTCTCATCCGCTTAACGGCGGAGGTTATGTTTCCCGTGGAGGAATAAGACTTTGATATTGCCTTCTCACCTCCCCTGTGATAAATGTGGTTCTCGTTATGATGTCCGACTAATTGATAAAGAGTATCTTTGTTATATGTGTCGGAGGATAATAGATGCCTTGTTATGAACCACTTAAAGCATGTATCGTTACTGATGCTATTGGTAAAAAATCAATAAGTTTTGATTCAAAGAGTGTCGGTAAGGGTGTTTCTTTACCTTGTGGTCGTTGCATTGGATGTCGTCTTGAGCGAGCACGTCAGTGGGCTGTACGTATTATGCATGAGTCAAAAATGCATGATACTAATTGTTTTCTGACTTTGACTTACGATGGAGGTTCATTACCAAATGGAGATTGCAAATGTCGAAAAAAGCATGCCGCAAATTCATTATGTGTCTCCGACTTGCAAGGATTCTTCAAAAGACTCAGGGCTCGTCTCGGTACAACTAGAATTCGATTTTTTGCCTGTGGAGAATACGGTGAAAAAATGGGTCGTCCCCACTATCATGCTATTGTGTTCGGGTGGTTCCCAGATGATGCAGTGTACTTTAAAGGGTCCGGCGAGCTGTCTTTATTCACGTCATCTATGTTGTCTTCCACATGGGGTCATGGTCATGCGCTTGTCGGGCGTGTTTCGTTCGATTCCGCCAGCTACGTGGCTAACTATGCGACGAAAAAGGTACGAGGTGTTAAAGCAGATGCGTACTATGCAGGTAAAAGGCCGGAGTTCCTCGTTATGTCAAGGCGGCCTGGAATCGGCTCTACTTGGTATGAAAAATTTAAGTCAGACGTATACCCTTCGGATGAAGTGATTATTAATGCAAGGCCTTGCCGTCCGCCTCGTTATTATGATAATCTTTTTGCTGTTTCTAATCCTGATCAAATGTCTACTATAAAACTACGTCGTGAGCAGGAGGCTGAAAAACTTGAAGAAATGGTTCTTTCGTCAGGTGTATTTGTTGAGGTTGCTCCTACGCGCAATGCTCGACGTTTAAAAGTTAGATCTGTTGTTGCTGAAGCAAAACAGTCATTAAAAAATCGTACATTGGAGAAATAAAATGTTAAAAGTGTTTGCTGTGTTTGATATTAAAGCCGAGTCTCATGGTAACTTGATTACTCTGCCTGCTGTTGGTCTTGCTACGCGTACGTTTTCAGATGCTATTAATGCTCCCAATTCACCTCTTGGTGATAATCCGGAGGATTATAGTTTGTATGAATTAGGTACTTATGATCCAGTTTCAGGCCGTATGATGGGACTTGAAAGGCCTAAGTTTATTGCTCATGCTGTTGAATTTAAAAAGAAGTCTAATTAAATAGGAGAATTATAATGAAAGCAAGATCTGTTACTTCTCATCTTCATCACTTTGGATTACAACCTGGGAACAAGTTTCCTCGGTCTGTATTTGATCATTCGCATACTCATAAGACTACGATTAATTCTGGTCTCTTGTATCCGATTATGGTTGCTGAGGTTTATCCTGGTGATGTACATACGTGCTCAGGTAATTTCTTTGCACGTTTAACTACACCTCTAAAACCTATCCTTGATAATATTTATCTTGATGTGCATTATTTTTATGCACCTTCACGTATTTTATGGTCTAATTGGGAAAGATTCCAAGGAGCTCAAAGTAATCCATCTGATTCTATTGCTTATAATGTTCCTACCATTCCGATTCCTTCGGGTGGTCCGGCTGTTAATTCTCTCTTTGACTATTTTGGTTGTCCTCTTGGTAGTCAAGTTACTGCTGGTTACAATGTAAACGCATTGCCAGCACGTCTTTACAATCGAATTTATACGGATTGGTACAAAGACGAAAATATCAATAATAATCCAAGTATTGTTACTGGTGATGGTCCTGACGCTTATGCTTCTTATTCTTTGTATCGTAGAAACAAAAGAAAGGATTACTTTACTAGTGCATTACCCTGGCCGCAAAAAGGTTCTGCTGTTACAATACCTGTGGGTGCTTCTTCTGCTCCTGTAACACTAGTTCCTTACACAACTACTGCAAATGCAATGTTATTGCGTACTGCTTCTAATGATGGTCTTGACACGAGTGGATCTTTCGTTAAAAGTACTGTAGCTAATGGTTCTATGCGTCGTGATTCTGATAATGCTGGTTTAGTCGTTGATCCGAATGGTCGTTTAGTTACTGATCTTTCTAGTGCTTTTGCAACTACTATAAATGATCTTCGTATTGCGTCTATGACTCAGGTTTTACTTGAGCGTGATGCTCGTAATGGTACTAGATACGTTGAAATTCTCAAAAGCCATTGGGGCGTTACAAGTCCTGACTTTAGACTTATGCGTGTCGAGTTTTTAGGCGGTGGTACTACGAATGTTAATTTCTATCCTGTGCCTAACACTACTACTTCTACTGGTTCTACTGCTGCAGGTCAGCAAGGTAATCTTGCAGCTTTCGCAACGGCCTCCGGTAGTAATATTGGCTTTACTAAGTCTTTTACTGAGCATGGTTATATTATGGCTATTGCTAGCGTTAGGGCTGATCTTACTTATCAACAAGGTTTAGATCGCATGTGGTCACGCTCTACTCGCTATGATTTTTATATGCCTGTATTTGCTAATCTTGGTGAACAGTCCATCCTAAATAAAGAGTTGTATCTTACAGGTGCCGCTTCTGATAATAATGTTTTTGGTTATCAAGAGCGTTGGGCTGATCTTCGCTACAAAAAGTCTTTGATTACTGGACAATTTCATAGCGATGCAAGTACTCCTCTTGATGTTTGGCATGTTTCTCAACGCTTCACTTCTCTTCCTACTCTTAATGCCACATTCATTCAGGAGAATCCTCCAATCAGTCGTGTCGTTGCTGTTACTTCTGAGCCTCAGTTTTTCTTGGATTGCTTCTTTTACTATAAAGTGGCTCGTCAAATGCCTGTTTACTCTATTCCTCAACTTGGAGGTAGGCTATAGTGGATCCAATTACTGCTACACTTGCTACTTCTATGATTGCTAGTCCTGCTCTAAGTTTTTTTGGGCAGCAGGGCACTAATCGCATGAATAGAGAGATGTTTGACATGCAGATGAATTATAATGAACGTATGGCTAATACTGCTCATCAACGAGAGGTTGAGGAC